GCTACACCCTCGAATACGAAGGTGATTATGGGAAAAACATTTTCCCTGGATCCTGAAAAGGATCCCTCCTCAATAGCGTTAGCGCTAAAGAGATATTCTGCGGTTATTGGAGACCGTCAGAAGGTTGGGTTAGAGATGCCGTCGACTTTTGGGTCACGGGTAAATAATTACCCGCCCCCCCCTGGTGGATTCTATAGAAGCCATATCGGGTTAGGCGCCGTCATCCCTTTGTTTTGGATTCCAATCGAGCTGCTTGCTAATTCTAGCAAGTTAGTTTTCGACGGGGAGTCAATTCGACCCCAAGGCCACCAGTTGGTAACCTTCAGGCCACCCTCTAATAATCAAGGGTTTTCTCGGGGTGCCTACTACGCCCTATATGCAGAACTTCTGCATAGGTGGGTATGTCGGCAACCCCTCTCAAAGGAGGTTAGAGCTTATTTCAAAAGGCTCCGTATCCTCCAATTTCAGAGAGCTTCCTGGGATGCAGTCCTCTTTGGATACCAAAGAATCCGCAAACTGGGATTACGTGCAAAGGATGACAGCAGATTAACTGCTGACCAATGCCGTGCTCTCCGGAGGTGGAAGGCGAGGTTGGTTGGGCGGCCTTATGAGGCCGCAAAAGAAGCCAAACTCGCGGCAGCTGAATGTAGGAGTTGGTATTTTGGTGGGCGAAAGCCCCAATTACCTCTAGTGAAATACTTCAAAATGAAGTACCTAGCTCTCAACTTCAGTTACGTCGCCAGAGCGTTACCGCCGGCCCCAGATGATGGGGGTGCGGGGTTACGAGGCTTGCGGGAGCGGTTGACATCACGTCCGGTGGACGTGGTTCCTTCATGGCGGGAATTTGTGCGTAGTTATTTAACTACGTTTAAACCCAAAACTGATCCACAATGGTGGACAGCCCCCTCCAGTCATGCAGCACTTGGTTATCCAAGGAAGCATGGAGGGCATGAGGCAGCCGTAGGAGATTTAGTCCTTTTGGGACTTGCCCTGGATCCGACCCTTGACGTATCGTCAGTGTGGATGCGGAGGTCTGTGCGAATGTCGCAGGGAAGACCATTTCCAGATGGGGTTTCTCCTCTTTTTCAGAAGGCCTTGAAGCGGGCTATTACCTGGACTTTCGAGAATTATTTTCTCGAGGGGGTCCCGGTTTTGCCTATTTCGGCCGAAGAAAGGGGGTTGAAGACTAGGTTCCCTACTTGTTCATTAACAAGTTTGAACCTAGTGCAACAACTGTTCAGACGAGCAGCTGATCACATTCTTAAATGTGACCCACGAGTCTCCGCTTCATTAGGCGGAAACAAAGATGTGGACTTGTCTGGATACCCAGGTAACTGGGAATCTCAGGATGCAACGGCAGCCACGGATTTTCATCCGGAGTGGTTAACTACCATCTTCTATCAAGAAGTGGCGCTGTTGTATCCTGAACTGCAAGAATATTGGTACCTATCCCAAAGGATGTTTGGGCCAAAGTTCTTGTTGACTGGTGACCATCGCGAAGTCCCAGAGACCCCAAAAATTGGGTTCACTCTGGAGGCATTGTGCGAAAGCATCTTCGACGAGGAAGTCCAGTCAAAGTATCCAAACTGGAGAAACACAGTGGAGGAGCAATTCCGTAATTTTTACGGTATGCTACAAACCCTCCCTGCTGTGAAGACGACTGTCGGCCAGATGATGGGCGATCCGACTTCATTTCCAGTTCTTCCTGTTGTGTCTCTTTTCTCATTAGAAAAGGCCGTGGAAGAGGTTGGATATGGCGATGATATACCCCCTAAGTACCGACGGTACCGGGGCGCCAAAGGTCAGCGACACTGTGAACCCTGCAAAACTTGCGGGGACGACTTTGTAGCTCCTAACTTTCGGAGGGAACTCCGGGAATGTTACTATAAGCACTGCAGATCATGCGGTGTGCATATTTCACTTCCCAAGAGTTATTCTCACAAACGTTATGCCCTTTTCACCGAGGTGCCGTACGTTGACGGAGTCCCTCAGCCCATTGAGAGTCTGTCCATTTGGACAGCCCCGCCGGGTGGAAGTAAGGGTGAGTTAAACTGGAGTACTCAGCTGCAATCAGCTAAGGACTTCCGAAACGAATTCGGTTCGAGCTATGGCTCCCAGTTTCTCGCGACCAAGAGTCCCTTCTACTATAGTTGGCTCGCCCTGAAAGAGGGCGGATACCCAGTAGGAGGACCATCCCTCTTGGGAGGCCTTGAGGCTCCATTTTCAGTGGACCCTACCTCCCAGACAACCTGGAAATGGTTGACCTACATCAATACCCTCAAAGTAGGGGACCTGATGCGTGGCGTCCATTTGTCAGTTGGAGGGACAACCCAGCTACCTGAACTATTTCAGGACCGCTTGAAAAAGCATTTTGTCTGGGTTGACAACACCCTGACTCGGGGACCTTCCGCTCGGATGATTCTTATTAGAAATCCGAGCCGCCGAGAGTATCTCTACCGCCCTAATAAGGGACGGGGAGAACCCTTCACTGTTACGGTGAGGGATCTAGATTCTAAGCAATACTTGCCTCTAGATGCTCTGGGCGGGATCCAGTATGAGTACTGGTTCAGAAGGGGTGGGGTAAAAGAGAAGGTACCGACTTTGGTCGGTACACTATCCCGGTTTCATAACCGGCTCTCCAAGATTGTACCTGTCCAACCTAAACGAAATCGTTCAGGGGGCATTGTTGGTCCAACTCTTGGTGAGTTTTTCCTCAAGAGGAGGTGGAGTGTTCTCGACCTCACACCATATAGGTCCACGGCCGTATACGGCCTAGGTCCCGCCAGGGACGTCCCTGCGATGTTTGCATCGCGTGGGGCTGAGCCTGTATGGCAACCCTCCCGTTGGTAATCCAACGGAAAACTGGAAAAAC